CCAAGAGGCTACTACTGTAGACGGCGATACCTTTACCGTAAATACCCAGGATCAAAATCCAGACTACACAGTTCCAGGTATATCTGAAGAAACTCCCTCATACCGAGGCAAACCCGATTTTGAAGAACCCGAAGGAACAGTCCTAATGCCTGATGGCACCTGGATACCGGTACCCTAATACTATGGTTAGCGCACTTACTCAAACAGTTACAACAAGGGACGGCCTAGAAGGGCTCCCTTTTGACACCTCTAAGATTCCTGCTCAACGGAAATTCATGGAATCACAGACCCTAGAACTATTATACGACGGTGCCTTTGGTGCAGGCAAATCTAGAGTCGGCTGTGAAAAGGGCTATTTTCTCAGTACCAAGTATCCAGGCAATAGAGGCCTTATAGTCCGCAAAAAGTTCACTGACCTCCGAGATACCACCAAAGTAACATGGGATAGATACGTCTGTCCACCAGAGCATGTACAGTCATATAACAAGCAAGAGCATCTCCTCACCCTTATAAACGGCTCTGAGGTGATGTTTCATGGCCTAGACCAACCTACTAAAGTAGGCTCTCTAGAAGTAGGCTGGATATTCGTAGACGAGGTTATCGAATTTACCGAAGATGACTGGATGATGCTTCTAGGACGCCTACGGCACCCCTCTGTCCCTTTCCATCAAATCTTCGCTGCAACCAACCCAGCAGACCCCAACCACTGGGTATACCGACGTTTCTACCATGATGAGGATTTACAAGCTAAAGGCTATACTTCGACCTTCTCTAGTAATACCCTCCTAAACCCATTTACGCCTAAAACATATCGAGATAGCCTGGACCAATTCAAAGGCCGCTATCACGACCGCTATGTCAAAGGTCTATGGATTTCATTTGAGGGTGTTGTTTATGACTGCTGGGATCCAACTAAGCATATCCTTCCCAGAGACACAACAGCACTAGGTCTAACAGGCGATCCTAATGATCCTATCCCTAGAGACTGGGAACGCTTCCGTTCTATCGACTTTGGCTTTACTAACCCTTTTGTATGCCAATGGTGGGCCTCCCCTAAATATAAGTACACAGGACCCCCTGGCGCACAAGACCGTACTGAGATACCCTACTACCAACGTGAGTGGGTCATGTATCGTGAAATCTATCACTCAGGAAGAACCGTTACAGAACACGCTAAAGTCATTAACCTCCTAACCGCCAATGAGAAGATACATACTACCGTTTGTGATTGGGATGCTGGTGATCGTGCTGATCTGCATAATGCCAAGATACCTACTATAAAAGCGGATAAAGAGGTTAGTCCAGGTATACAGTCTACATATCAGTGTATTTCCAATGATCGTGTCTTTATCCTTGAAAATAGCTTGGTCGAGTCAGACTATGCCCTAACCTCTACTAATAAGCCATCTGCCACACAGCTTGAGTTTGCGGCATATATGCGACCCAAAGGGAAAGAGGGTAAATTTAACCCTAAAGAAGATCCAGTTAAAGTAAATGACCATGGAATGGACGCCTTACGCTATATACTCCATACCTTCAAGGCAGCATTTGGCCCCTCAGGTCAGGTAGTAGTTGGCAATGCCCAAGATGTGGAAGTTCGTGCTAGCCAACTAACCCAGTCTAATCATGCTCCAGTATCTAGGTTTGTATCTGGTACCCGATCATATAGTCCTACTCGAACATCATGGTCTAGTTATCGTTAGTGAACCAGTTAAGGAATTATAACTAATGACAACACTAAATGGTACTAATGGGACGAACTCTAGTCGTGCTGTAGGTAGACCCCCTAACGCCTCACAGGTACTACTCCAGCCAGGTCTTAGTATCTGGAGAGGTACTATTGCTGAGGAGTACTTAACAGACCTTAAGCCTTGGTCTAAGGCCGTTAAGGTCCTTAAAGAAATGGAAGACGACGTAGTAATAGGGGCTCTCTATGAGTCAGTCTCAGCCCCGCTTAAAGACGCTAAATTCCATATGATACCAGCGTCAGATAGCCAGGCTGATAAGGACTTCTCTGAGTTCGTCCGAATGAATACCATAAACTCAGAAACCGAAGGTACAGGCATTAGCTGGATTGAACACGTTGAAGAAGCCCTAGAGTTTATGACCTTTGGATTTAGTATTACTGAGAAGGTCCTAGAAAAAGGCCCTGAAAGTAAACTCTGGTTATCTGACCTAATGCCTATAGGACAAGAAACCCTCCTAAAGTGGGGCGATGTAGATAAACATGGTCGAGTAACCGCCTTTACCCAACAAATAGTTATAGGCGGTAAAGTAGCCACTAGAACAGCCCCTATGAGTAAACTCCTACACTTTACATTTAGAGGGCGTAAACGCAACCCTATGGGACGTTCCCTCTCCAGGAACCTCTATCGCCCCTGGTTTTTCAAAAAGAACCTCGAAGTTGTTGAAGCCATTGGCGCTGAACGTGACGTAGGTAACGTGCCAGTAGCGGTACTGGGCGAAGGAGCTTATTCTGATGCTGACCAATTAGCATTGAAGAAAGCTCTTGAGGGCTTTAGGATTGACGAAACTGCTTTCCTCATAGTCCCACACGGTACTGAAATACGTCCCTTTGGCGCAGGCGGTAAGGTCTACGATATTAGGACCATTATTAGAGACTACCAACATCTTATCCGCCAACGCTTCTTTATGGACTTCATATCCCTAGGCTCTGAGCAAGTCGGTACCCAAGCCCTAGCCAAAGAGGTTACTGGATTCTTTAGCCTCGCACTAGGATCCATACAAAGGGAACTGCTTAGGGTCTGGAACCAACAACTGATACCCTACCTCTGGGAATGGAATAAACTCCACTTCCCCGATATTACAAGTATGCCTCTACTAACATGGTCTAAGCCGGGTAAAATCAATATCCAGTCCCTAGCACAAAGTACCACGACCCTACTAGGCACTAACGCTATACACTGGACTCCCGAACTTGAACACCATCTCCGCGATGTATTTGAGTTGCCTCCCATTGACGATACGGAATTAGCCAGACTCCAAGCAAAAGATGAACAAATGCTTCAGCAACAGCTAAATCCTGCTGGGCCTAACGGGCCTAACGGGGAAAAGGGCAGCGTTCCAGGAGACGGCTCAAAATCAAAAGTATCGGGTACAATTAATTAACACTAGTATATGCGGGGTTAGGGCTGGTTTTTGTGTTGTTTTCCCAGCCCTAGCCCCCTAAATACCTTAGTTTCTAGTTAGATTCCTGCTATTATGAATAAAATATGATACATATTGACACGGAAGACCCTGTATACTACACTAAATTTAACTACGACCGACAATAGACGAAAATCAGAGAATTTCATGCCCTTTGGCGACTATAAAGATTTTGATGCCTGTGTTGCAGCTAACCGGGATAAAGATAGTCCCGGGGGCTACTGCGCGGCATTACATAAGAAAATAACTGGTAAGTATCCTTCTGAGAACTATTCTCAACTTGAAGCTGCTGCCAGTGTTATTAATCTCACTGAGGCAGAAATAGAGACCCTCCTAATCTCCGATGCAAGTGGACGTTACTCGGGGTCTCTAGCCTCATTCTTTCAAGATGCTAAAACCCGTACCATGCAAGGTGTACAGGTATTTAAGTCCGGTCTCCATACAGACAGCCAAGGCCGTCAGCGAGACTGGACCCATCAAGAGCTAGAACAAATTCAGGCATCTTTCTCCAAAGGTGTTCCTGCATATGTACCTATTAAATTAGGTCATTCTTCCCCCGAACATACCTCCAGTGTTGCGGAAGCCCTGGGTCTTCCAGCAGCAGTTCTCGGTGGCGAGGGTTCCAAAGGCGTAGGTGCTGCAACATTAGGAAAGGTCTCCTCACTTTCCTTAAATAACGGAACCCTCGTTGCCGACGTTGAAGTACCAGACTCTATTGCTAACCTAGTCTCCTCAGGTATGTTCACTAACGTATCAAGTGAAATTATTGCAGACTATCAAGGTAAAGGCCCTGTACTTTCTGGTCTAGCCCTACTAGGAGCCGAACGACCAGCAGTAATGGATCTAGAAGGCCTTACCGGTGTAAATATACTCTCTGACGGTACTAAACCCGATTTTGTCTACCAGGAACCCTTTAAGTATGTAACTCCTCCATTTGGAGAGGAAACTGCTCCTGGCGATACTGAGGTAACCTATAAGGTTCCAGTAACCTCTGAAGAAGTAGACGCAAACGGCAATGTTCTAAATAGAACTGTTACTGTTCACCATGTAAGAGCATCTAATAAAGGCGCGGCTGTCAGGGCTGTTATAGATGTAGCAAGTCGTTTTCTAAGTACATTTGGTACTGTAGTTGCTACAGGCCTAGGCCAACTATCAGTATTCCTCATAGCTAGACAGATTGGCAAGCGTATAAACGTAGGTACTCCCCGAGAAGAAGAATCAGGTAGAGCCCGTAAGACCCCTTCTTCCACAATAGAGGCCATCTACCGAACACTTGAGCATAAGTCCCAAGTAGCCGATGACCTTTACCAGTATAACCTAGGAACTATAGTAAATGCGCCACTAATGATATTAGGCGCATATGCTATAGGTAAGCAGCTATGGCGCGTAATAGTTGAATTAGTGACTAGAGGTGATCCTGCACCAGTAACCCCTAGGCCTTCTCCTCAGCATGTACGGGTCTGGGCTGCCGATGCCGAAGATGCCAAATATCAGGCTACCGCCGCTGGTTTCAGGGCAATATCCGCATCTCTTACAAGCTCTCTTGGTTCTGGTGTTGCTAGAGCCTTTATGAGTGAAATGTCAGACGATATACAATCATCCAGCCCTAGTAAGTTTGCCGGTATTGCGAATCTTGAATACTGGGGTATTAATCCAGGCGAAGATGGTGACTATATTGCTGATATTATATCTGATATAGGTCTCCCGATAGGCAAGGTCGAATTTTCGGTGGATGAGGATCTTCTAGAAATAGACTATATAAAGACCCTTCCAGGTTCTAGCTTTAGTTCTAAAGATACCCGAGATTTAGTTAGAGCAGTCAAGCACATATTCCCTGCTGTAACACGCATAACCGGCCAAAGAATTAGTGGAGCTAAGTGGAAGGGACCCGATCCGGATGATGATACGTCTCTCTGGGCCAATATCAATCTAGCTGAGAATTATGCTGACCAGTCTGACAGTATCCATACTTTTGTTATACCTCCAGGAGTACAACGTACCGTAGATACTATAACAGGATTTACGCCTGTTGAGAGTAGTAATGTACAGAGTGTCAAATATAAAGAAGACTCTAAGGAATTAACAGTTAAGTTCCTAGGTGGTGGTACTTATATATACTCAGATATACCACCACAAGTAGCTACTGATATGATGGAGTCTGAATCTAAGGGCAGATTTGTATGGCAAGTTCTTAGGGGTTCTGGCTATCCGTATAGGCGACTTCCTTCAACAGGACAAAAAATAAAGTCTACCCTATTTGCAGACCAAGCTGACCAAATTCACCATTATAATGAAGGCTTCCGGGCTGATATGCGTAGAATAGCTGATGAGGCCCTTGAATTACTGGAGAGTGTTATAGTTAGTGACGAA